ACCTTTTTCATCATTATCTAACCATAATATAACTTCTTTAAAAGATCTTAACCATTTACGATTTGTTTTTAAAGGAGCAAGCATGGAAGCAGAAGGTAAAGAAACTACTGGATATATTTTTTTGTATTTAACAAAAGCAGCATGAGCTACAGCCATAGCATCAAGTTCACCTTCAGTAACAATTACTTTATTACCGCCGGGTGCAAACGTTGATTGACCGAATAACTCACAATCGCTTTGAGAAAAACTACCTACGATATTAAATTGTTTAGGTAATAATCTCTTTTTATAAGCAACTACTTCACCTTCTACTGTGTAAGGATAATATTGAGCAGTCACTGTACCATCATTATCTGTTTCAGAGCGAACTCCAAAATGTTCCATAATAGGTTTAGATATTTTACGATCTGGCATAGATCTAATACCTAAGTGCATTACCTCATTAATAGTAATTTGAGGTACAAATTCTGTCACTGTATTTCTCTCTTCAATTTCAAAATCAATAGCATTAATATTTTTAACTGCTTTTTCACAAGAAAAACAGTAACCAGAATCGTCTTCATATATTTGAAACGCATCAGAACTTGTACAATTAGGACAAGGTTGATTACGAGTGACAATCCTTCCCATTAGTGTTTTGTTTCCTCTTTATTCATTAATTCAGTTGTAATAATGATATTTGCAATATCTATTTCAGAATAAACTTTTCTATGTTCTTTTGGAGTTAAATAATGTGTTAAAACTAAAAACCAAAAGTATAAAGCAAAACCTAAACCAATATACGAAAGGGGAGTTGCTGTTCCATTATCATGCCCTATCCATGCATTTAATGGTAAATAAATATTTAAACAGACTAACAAAAAAGTTATTAATTGAGTCATTTTATTTTCTATACCTCTTAAAAGTTATATCTAAATACTCTTTTCCTTTTTTTACAATTTCTTTTTCAGCAGTAATTTTATAGACATATCTATCATTAAAGCCATAAAGATTTTGCCAAGTATCTAAGACAGGCTTACAAACGTTATCTACATCTGCTAATCGAGAAGAAAAACCAGCATTAATATTTACTTCTAATTGTTCTGTATCATTAAAAGGCCATATCTTATGGCTATCAGGAGTATTATAAGCAATATCTTCTCGCCATTGCCTATATTCTTTTGTAATTTGTTTAGCTTTATACCAAAGTTTATTAGCAGATATAGGCTTTATATCATACCTATATTGCCATTTTTCTTTCATACAATAACCCAACCTATCCAGATACCTTCTTTAACACAATGAGCACCTAAATCAACATACTCTCCAAAGCCTACTGATAATGTTTTAGCATCAATAAGTGCTGCTTCTTTGTTAGAATACCATCTTGTAAATTCTACTCTCATTACTTAAAAACCTCATTAGCTTTAGCTTGTTGTTCAATACGTTTAGTACGAGCTTGGGATTCATGATCTTTAATAAAACGGATAGTATCTTCTTTAATTTCTTCCAGCATACCTTCAGGTAATGAAAGTTCAAAAGTTTCAATTTCACCATTATCAACTGTATAATCTACAATAATAAAACCATGCATTCCTTTAACTTCTATTTTCATAATGTAAACTCAGATTCAAATGTTTGTTTAATATAAATAAGTTGACCACAAATAAGTAATCTTTCATACCAATCATCTGGATGAAATTCTTTCCATTTGCTTATTACAAAAGCTAATCTATTTTCTGGAAGTACTTCTTTTAACCAAGCATCAGCTTTTTTAGGACCGATCCTATATAAGCCTTTAATATTATCTGAGGAGTCACCCATTAACAATTGCTTATGAAACCATAAGTCTGCTTCATCTTCACTTATTTGATAAAGATCATCTTTTTTAGGATTGTAATGAGTACCTGAAACCATATTTAAATCTTTATCTTCATGAACAAGAACAAAAGGTATTCCTGCATTTTTATCTTCTTCGCACCAAATTCTAGTCAAATCATCAGCTTCCATACCATCTGCTCTAACGGCATTAAACTCTTCCATTAAAGCAGAATGTGCAGCTTTTAATAAAGGTTTTTTATCTTCATCTGGGCCTTTACGATGTGCTTTATAATCAGCACTAATCTGAGTACGATAATTACCTTTACCTTTAACTGCAATTCTATAATCTGTAGCAAAAACACTATCTAACGTGGTATTGAAAAGTTCAATTGCAAAATCAGCAGCTTCTTGAGGAGTTTCTACTTCTTTAGATAAAGCCGCCCAATATACATAAGGATCACCGTCTACATTTGCTTTCATAATAGTTTACTAACTCTTTTTCTTTTGCATAAGCTTCAATCTCATGCGTTTGTTCATTGTAAGGGAGTTCGTAATTAAATTTGTCTCCCCTAAGATGTTGCATAACATGCACTAATTCGTGAGCTACCATTGTTTTAAAAGCTTCAATATCTTGAGTTAAAGATTTTACACATTCAATTTCAAACACTTCCATTCCAAAAAGTTCTTCGTAACCTAAATGGATAGTAGCCGCTTGCATACCACTACTTCCATCTAGATCACTATCATTTACTATTTGTAAATCAATTAATACATTTGGAATATTTTCTGTTTTTAAATCTTTACAAAGAAAAGGAAGAAGCTTTTCATTCATATCATTAAATAAATTTTGAATTGTTTTCATTTTACTTTACTTTTTCTGCTGTAAAAGAATTTCTAGCTAACCCTGTATATTTGCTTGCAGATCCATATTTCATATAATACTGTTCACAAGCGCTTTTTTCATTTAATGCTTTTACTTGTCCTAAATATTCACCATTACAAAAAATATTATAATAATAAAACATTATACTTCCTTTACATTCTCAGGATAAAAATACCAATAGTCACCAACTAAAGTAGCATCTACTCTAATCTTTTTTCCTATTAATAAATAAAGGTTAGCGCCTTGTTCAGCACTAACTTTATAACTAGCACAGTTTAAAGTCTCTCCACCAATCCATAATCTAAAAAAGTTTTTCTTTCCTACTTTATGAGTATCAATTTGATCTAATGTAGCTTCAATAGTTTTAATATTATTATTACAAACAGATTTAGCTGTTAAAACATAAGCTTCATCATTATTATGCTTATTATAATAATCATCATTATTTTTAGCGTCTACTGCTCTTAAATATCCTGTTTCAAAAGCTTTCATTTCTTCTGCAGTACCAATAGCTAAAATTTTACGTTCAAAATTATCAGGTTGTTTATCATATAAAGTTTGTAATTTGTCAGATGAAAATTTATAGCCATCTTCAGGATTACCTACATGATAACCTACATATTCTTTACCTGTGCTTTTACACGTCCATTTATAAACAAACGCATCATATTTTTTACTCATAAAATTCCTTTTAAGGTTTGTCTTTATGGTGCTGAACTTCTAATCTAATCAAATTTTCTGATAAGGTAGTAACAGCAATAACTCTGACATTTTTAATCCCATACCAAGACAAAGAATCCCCTTTATAAATTTTAGGTCCTATCCCTTCCATAAAGAAAACATTTAATTCTATAGGAGAAGACCAAATTTCAACATTTTCGTTGTTGTGCATAAAATTGATTTGCATCTTTTTTGTCCAATTCTGTTACGTATTCATAAACTTCTGCTACAGAACCTGTGAAATTGGATTCATCTTTATCTTGCGCTAAATCATAATTCCATCTTTCACCATCAAAGTAAATTTTCCAATTTAAATTCATATTAAATACCCATTAAATCAAACATATCTTTTTTAGCACGTCGGTTAAGAGTACCTATAGCACGGCCTGGTGTTGTACCTGTTGCAAAACGAGTTGTATCTGTAGTATCTTTAGCAAAATAAAGATCTTCTACAAAAATACATTTTTCAAAATTTTCTTTACTATTATTTCTCCATAATTGAATATTATTAGGGACTTTTACATAAAGAACTTTAAGTTTAAACAGATCAACAGTATCTTCTTTAGTTTTATGATTTATTTCTTCTGCTTCTAATACAGCAGCTATTTTACCATTATTTAATTCAATAGAAGTTAATTCTTTTTGTTTTACTGTTTCATACCAGTCTTTTTTAATAATAACGGAAACATCTCTAGTATTATTTCCATAAAAATTATTTACTTTAGGATCTTGAAGTTGTGCTTTTTCAATTGCTGTTAAATTAATAACAACTTCTGAAGTAGTTCCGTAAGATGCAATTAAATTACTTCGGTAATTAAAATCACCAGTAGAACTATTTGAAACATTATTTAAAATGTTTTGAAATTGTTTTAAAGAAACTTCAAAATTTAAAGCAGTACTATCTATATTTTCATATTCTAAAAGTAATTCGCATGCAATAAGCTGTTGTAAAGCTTCTATAATAGTATTTAAAATTGTTTTAGTTTTTATAATTTTAAAATTTTTATTAACAGCATTAATAATTACTTGACGATTTTCTTCGCTAATGTTAACAAAGTTATTACGACTATGGTAATAGTATCCTTCAGTAGTTGCACTTTCTTTTAGCATAACAATAATATCATAAACTGATATTTTAGAGTCTTTTATTTTTTTCTTACTATAATTTAATGTTTCTTTAATTATTGTATTTAAATTAACATTATATTGATTAGCTATTAAATTTAAATCAAGAGTTAATAAACTTTTTAATTCTTTTAAGTTATCAGCATCAAATTTAATTTTTTCAAATAAATCTTCGTTATATCTAAAACCCATTAATTCACCATTACTATTTCACCAAAAGGAACATTATAATTTGCACCTGTACTAACCCATATAACATCGTAATCAGGATGCTTATCTGGGAAATTATGTTTATTTACATACATATCTGAAAAATAAATTAATTGATCTATTTCTAAATCATTTTCTTCAATGTAATTAAAAACTGGACGGAAACAAGTACCGCCTCCACCTTTAAACCAAAAGCCATCTGCAATAGTTTCTCCTTCTTCTAATTCTATAACTTCTGCTACTTCATAATCTGCTGACATAAGAAGTACTGATTCAGGACGAAAGTGTTCAATAAGAAAATTAGACTCTGAGAAAAAAGTAATTAACTCATCACGAGATACAGAACCAGAAGTATCAAAAGCAAAAGCTAATCGTTTAATACGAGTAGACTCTACTGTTGGCATATACAAGCCTTGGTCTAAATATTTTTTATTAGGTCTACGATAACTATAATCATCAGGAAATCTAGTTTGCATAGTAGTAAATACAAATTCTTCCCATGGTATTTTAGAATCTCTAATTTCATTAATAAGATCACGAATAGAACCTGGAATAGATCCTGGCTTTCCCATATTTTCAGCGTCTTGTGCTGCTTTAACAGTAATTCTTTCAATATCTTGCTTAAGTTCTTCTAATTCTGCATCTGAAAGATCTGAAGCTTTAACATGTTCTGGATTTGCTTCTTTTAAAACTTTTCCAATTTCACGTTGATTTTCTTCTGAAATTTTAGCTTTATTTGCAGGACCATTTTTTGCATTATAGCCCTCACCTTCTCCAGATTCTTCTTCCTTTTCTTTTTTCTGAATATCTTCAAGAATACGATAAACTTGTTGCCAAGTCATATTTTTAAAACTTCTAGCTGTATCCCAAATACCATCTTCAGGAAGGCTCATATTTTGTTCATAAATAAGACTATCATTAATTATATAATCCATAGCAATATTACATAGCTTAGGATCTTTAATTTCAAATTGTTGACAATGCTGTAAAATAATATGCATTACTTCATGACAAATTAAACCAACTGTTTGAAATTCTGTAAGAGATTCTACAAATTTAGGATTATATAAAATTGTTTTACCGTCAGTAGCTGCTGTAGGGATCTGGTCAGTTGCTAAAGTACCTACAGATAAAGCACAAGAGCCAAAGAAAGGTACTTCAAATGCCAGTTTTGTTACGGCTCTGGAAACCTTTAATTTTGCATCCATTATACACCCATTTTATTTTGCATATAAATAAGATTTGAAAGCTCAATAAATTTATTTTTATCTTCAGAAGAAAGAGGTTCAAGAGAGCCATATAACCACTCATCTGATACAGATTCATTATGGTTTGTTAATAAATACATACATTTACTTAACATACTTCTTTGTTCTAAAGTTAAATAAACTAACTCACTTAACCAACTATTAAATTCTGTCATTTGAAAATCCCATTTTAAATAGCATTTGTTCTAACTGAATAAATTCTAAAAATTTACTTTTATCATTTCCACGTAACCACCTAGTAGCATAGTTTTCCATTACTACGTCATTAGCTAATTGAAATTGAGAAGCAAGGCCTAGTAATATTCCTAACTCAGCTCTTTCTTTACGGTCAAGATAATTTAAACTTTTAACCCATTCATAAAATTCATTATTTTTACTCATAGGAATTCCTACCCTTTCAAACACTTGCTCCGGTTCATCTTCACCATGAACAAAAGCAATGTCCATATTAGAAATCATTGCTTTCCAATTTTTATTAAGTTTATGAGTTACTGCATAAGAGAGAGCAGCTTCTGCATAAGCTCTATGATTAAATCCTGGCATTATTTACTCCTTACAAAAGAAGTTCTTTACCCTCAGTTAAAAACCATTGTGTTACTACTTTTTCTTTTTTTAACTCAGAGTTACGAGCTAAACAATCACGCATACAAAAAGCAGAAAATTCTTTATTTTCAAAACGTTTAATGATAGTTACAATATCTTTAATGTTAGACTTATTAGCACGATGTGCCAAAGCAGAACATAAAGCATAAGTAATTGAAGGATCTGTTGGAAGATCATGATGCTCTGGATTTTGCATAATTTCATCAGTTTTAAGATCACGATAAATCTTAAGATAACCAGTAAAATCTGCTAGAGTACCTTCACCAATTTGACCTTTAAGTAATGCGCACATAGTTGGAAAATCTAAATCTAATTTAATAATAGAGTCTGCACGTTCCCATGAACGAGGAGAAGGTGAAGCATTTTGTTTCGGATCAAACTTTTGAAGCCATTCAGGACGCTCTTTAATAAAACCAGTAATCTCAGCAGAGATACCTTTTGCAAGAGCATATTCACGGAAACCTTCATGATCTGTTTCAATATCAAGGTGTGTTAAGCGATCTTTAAGATGCGATGGCATTGCAGTAGTTCCTGCCTTTGCGGTCATAGGATTACCTGCACAAACTACTTGCCACCCTTTAGGTAGTTTGTGTTCGCCAATGCGACGTTCATTAACAAGCTGTGCAGCGATATTTTGGGCTGCAAGACATGACTGAGGGAGTTCATCAAGAAAGATAATACCAGAACCCTCAGTCGGCAGGAAGAATGGACGAGCACGTTCATAAGTAGAACGGTCCTCTGAAAGCTTAGCAAAGCCTGCAAGTTCAGCTGGATCAAATTGACCAAACAACACTGAAATTACTTCTTTATTCATTTTTTCGCCTAAGGCTACAATACTAGCAGATTTACCTTCGCCCGGTAAAGACCAAAGCATTGGTACAAGATACTGTGCATCTGCTGCTGTTTCTGGAAGTGCATTGTTTGCGTTAATAATAGCTTCAACTGCTTTAATTGCTTGAGTAAGTTTCATATATTCTTCTGCCTTATATAAATTAAAATATTTTAAATGTATACACGAACTGTACGACTAGCTTCGTAATAAGGATCTACTTTATCCTTTTTTAAAGTATTACGAAGAAGAAGCCTTGTAATTTTAGCTTCCATTTTAGTTTTAAATCTAAGATTAGTATAATTATTTGAACCTGAAGTTACAATTGTTGATTTCATAATAAATTTCCTTTAACATCCAACTAAATAAAAAGAATCTGAATCATCTAAAATTTCATCTAAATCATGAGATAATAACCAGTCTTCTAATTCTTGTTCATCTTTAATTATTAAATCTGCATCAGTAGCAGACTCTAAACATTCATTGCAAAGTCTTTTTTCATCATAACTATGTTCTCCGCTACTATTTGAAGTTTTTAGCAAAGTAAGAGTTTTTAATGAATTTTTTCCACAATCTTCACAATTATTCATACTAATAATTCTCTTTTAAATTCATAGTATTTATTATATGCTTTTACTGAATCATTATCATGATATTCAGGGGGCATGCATTGAGGTGGTTGTTTAAAACCAGTGTTTATTAAGTTAGTAGGTGGTTTTGATAAAATTTTTTTCATTTTTGTAATTGTTAAATGAGTTTTACCTGTTTTCTTTTTATAGATATCACCTAAAGCTAACATACAATTATAAACCCATAAATAATGATCTTGAGATTCTCTAACCCAAACAGCACTAGGGTGGTTTACGTGCGTTTTACGATAAAACCCTTCTAATGGTTCTTCAGACTCAGAATATACTTGATGACAAGTAGATAAAAGTTGAGCATACTCAAGAATCATTTTAACAACATGCTTATGCCAGATATGCATACTTGCTGCTACTTTTGGATCTTTGTCTAAATAAAATACATTCATTTGTTGTAATAAGAAACTGTTGTTTCTAATGCCTCATATAAATCATAACATTTTTCAGTTGCTATAGATTCTAAAAAAGGGTGTTCTAAATCTGAATTGTCTGCCCATAAAATAATGTTTTTCTTTTTAGTATAAGCATACATTAATTCCATAGCAGTACCTATACCCCGTCCTGAACCTCTCCTAATATCAGCAAGAATTACTAAACTTTCATTAATATCATTTAAATCTTGTTTAAAAATTCTATTACAAATATCTTTACTTTTAGTTTTATTTTCTAATAATTCATCATGAAAAGAGATACGTCTAGTAGGATCTAAAGTTTGAATGCCAAACATGTCTAGAAATTGAGTAGCATTAATACGCCAACCTTTCATTTCTTCATGTGCAACATCTTCCATAGGGCCTGCAAGATATACGTAATTATCCACTTGTTTTTCCTGTAAAATTAAAAGGATCAATATGTTTATAAATCATATTTTGTACGGCTTGAGTGTAAGCATCATAAAGCATTATAGTAAATTCAGAATGTTTTTCAGAAGGTACAAATAATTCTTTAGCCTCTTCTGGGGTTAAATCTAATTTGATTTCAATATTCATGTATAAATATTCTCCCAATTTAATTCATAATCAATAACTTGTTGTATTAATCCAATAGTCTCTACTTCACCTAAAGTAATTTCTATAAGAAAAGCTATTAATATATTAAAAACTTGTTTATCTTTTAATTCAATATCTTTATTAATTTTTTGTTGGTCTGGCTCTATAAGTAATACTCTGCTAGAAGCAATATTAGCAATGTTCATACAATAAGCTTGACCTATTTGCTTAATATGTTTTTCATCTAATAAAATATTTTCTTTAAAAACTACTTTAAAAGTTTGAGTAATCATTAGTTAGCCCAATCAGCAGCTTCACCTGTTGAATCTTCATAAATAGAAATTAACCAGTTATAACGAGTTTCAATAAATTCATTAGGTTGAATTAAATTAGATCTAATATAATTAAGTTCATTAATAGCACCAACTAAATATTCTAATATTAAATCATTAGTTCCTAATTGTTGATAATGTCTTTCATCTATCATAAATTAACCTTAAGTGGCATCGGTGCAGGGAGTCGAACCCCGGCTTACGGTTTTGGAAACCGTCGTGCTTCCGTAACACTTCACCGACATTACGTTAAAAAGCCCCTACCCGTAGGTAGAGGCTTGTAGTTAATGAACGTCTGCGTAAGAGTTACCTATTGCGCCGTCACCGTCCATAATATCAACACCAAATAGTTTAGGTGCTTCTTTAAAAGCTTCTATCATAATTTCTTTTGCACGATCTGCTTGTTCTTCTTTAACAGCAGCAGCAATTTCGTCATGATAAAAAATTGTAGGATAATAGTCAATTCCTTCTTTTGTCATTTTATCAAATGCATAAACTAAAGCTGCTTTGCAAGTGATAGCTTCACAAGCTTGTAATAAGTAATTAAGCGCTTGATGACTTGAAGCTGGATATACCATACGTCCATCTAAAGCTGGAAAACAACCTCTACCTTTTTCATGTTCAAATTTATAATAAATAGCGGTTACTTTTTCAGTTAGAGCTTTTAATCCAGGTAAACCTTTCATAAGAGATAATCTAGCTTTACGACCAACTTCTTTTTTACGTTGTCCTGTTAAAATTAAACCAAGTTTTTCATCACCAGCACCAAACAAAAGAGCATAAATAAAAGGTTTAGCTAATTTACGACTACAACCAATAAGTTTAGCATTACGGCTATGGACATCTGTTCCATCAGCTGAATTACCATGAATTACTGATTCTGTAAAGTTTTTATCTTTCATATAATGAGCTAGTGCTCTAAATTGATTACCACTTGAATCAGCTCCTACGATTTTATATCCGGGTTCACAAATAAGACTGCCACGAAGTTCTTTACCTCCTGGAGAATCTATTGAAGGGATATTACAAATAACATTATGGCGGCAACGAAAAGTTGGGGTACCAATAGTCCAAGTCCTACCACGAAGACGCCCATCACCTCTTTTGTTGACTTCTTCAATCCAGCCATTAAGAATACTTGCGCGAGACCGAAGAGTAAAATACTCATTGATAAGACTGCCAAATCCTGCATATTCTGTACTAACATTTTTTGTATCTAACTCTGATAGAGAAGTTTCAGTAAGCTTAGCGGTAGTTTGAACCCACTTACCATTTTCTCTTTTTACATTAAAATCATCTGGTATCCATCCAATAGTTTCCAGAAATTCTTTTAGTAAATCCATAGAGCCAATCTCTATTTTTTCTGTTTTAATTTTACAGAAAAATCCTGCTATTGGATTATCAATCAAAGCTCTATTAGGAGAAATATCAAAATGTTTTGCAACATTTGAAGTATACTCTCCTATCTCAGATTTTTTACCTGCAGCTTTAGTTAACTTTTCTACAGTAGTACCCGGTTTAATCAAATAGCCTAAATGTGGATTAATAGTATTTTCTATTTCAGACATTCTGCTTTCCCATATTTTTAAAGCAGTATATGCACTTTTTATATTAAATACCCAACCCTTTTTACGCATTTGTAATTCATAATAAGCCCAACGCATTTCATGTTTTAAACCTAACTTAAATAAAGGTTTCTTTTCCATAATTTTACGGCATTCATTTGCAAGAAAAGTATACACTGCTTCAGTAGCTACTACATCTTGTTTACCGTAATAAAACATATCCATGTTAAATGCATCAAAATCGCCAGTGTAATCATCTTTAAGTACACCTACTCGCTTACCTAAATTTTTTAAAGAATGACCTCCGGGGTATTTATAATCTACAAGCCAACTCATAATTAAAGTATCAACTACTTTTTGTTTATCCCAGTTAGGAGTCCAGCCTGTAAGAACTTCTAAAACTTCTAAATCATAACCATAAATATTATGACCTACAAGAACATCTGCTGAATTTAAATATTCTTTAAAGTCTTCTAAGTTTCCATCTGCTTCATCTGTATAATCAGAAAAAGCATATACTTTATCAGTACCAATTTCTTTAGCAGATACCATCCATATAGTATCTACCTTTGGTATAAAGCCATTAGCTTCTAAGTCAAAGCAAATTATTTTTGCCATTTTAATCCCGCTTTTCTTCGGGTTCAATCCAATATGATTTCACCAGTTTCATAATACTTTACTAATACATTTAAATACCATTGTGCTTTTTTTAAGTCTTGTAATTTTGAATCTTTTTTACCTAAACGCATTTGATATTTGTAAATTTGTCCTAACAAATGAGCTTCTACACCATTAAAGCCTTTAAGCATATGTTGCATAAGTTCCATATATTGATAACCTGGAACTACATCTTTATAATGTTTAGGGTTAATATGATCTACGTCTTCAGATGTTTTTACAGAATCATTAACTTCTGTTAAGTTAACCATAGTTTTTATTTTCTTTAAAGTATCCATTAATAAGGAATCTCCATAGATTGTCTAATACTTTTAGCAAACTGTGCTTGACAAAACATATGGTTTACAGGAATTATAGCAAAACCTCTAAACTTCTGAATTATTTTAGCTAAATAACTGCTTTTGCATTTATGACTATAAACACCTGTTCTTAATTCAATACTACGATCAAACATTGGCGTTGTTTCAACTTTGTTACTATTTTTAGTAATCCATGCTTGAGATAAAGACATTGGAAAATCTTTAACAATAGTTTCTAATTCCCATTCAGTTTTAGTAAAAATAATTTGAATATCAATCATTTCTAAAATATTAAATTCATAAATTGAATGGATATAGTTATCTTCATACCAAGTTTCACCTATTAATTTAGGATCAGAAACTTCGTTACCAAACATATCTATAAATTTTTGTTGTATAGCAGGTAAAATAAAATTGTCTAAAGTATTACCTACCGTATTAGGCACAGTTACGTAAATATCATAATCACGAATAATTAAATCCATTGTTATGTCACGAGGAGCACCACCAGCACAAATTGCATTAGTGTTAGTAATTTCACTAACGTTTTGCAATATTTCTTTAATTAAAGCAAAATCTTCACGATTATGATTTAATCCCATAGGTCATCACTACTTGCTTGCTCAACTGCTTCTGCTGAAATAACCTCAGTTTCACCAATTTCTTCAAAAGCAAGACCATTACCTGCGTTGAATTCTACAAGCTTAGTTACTTGAATTGCTACAATTTCAGTAGATGTGCCAGTACGCTTATTAAATTCCCATGGCCATTGTTTAATTTGAACATTACCTACAGAACCATTACCAATAGTGTTAGGATCAAGAGGCATTAATTGTCCATCTACAACTTTAACAGGTTGATTAGGATCACCTGTTTTTTCATAAGTTGCACGACGTTTCAAGTAAGCATAGTATTGAACTTTATCGTCCTTTTCTTCTGTTTTAACATTTAGCTTTAAATCTTTCCATTCTTTTGCAACATTTTTATCTTCTGTTACAACTTTAACTTCCCATACTGGTTTTTGTGGATCAAAAGCTTTATTAGGATTTTTAGGATCTAGTTTAGCCCAATACAATGAAACGTCTTTTAATACTGTCATAATTATTTACCTATAGTTTTACAATTAGTTTTTCTTTTAATGAGGTTAATATACTTTTAGCACCTCTTTATGGCGCTGAATTAATGTACAATAATCTCACAAGCTTTAATAATTTCTTTAATATCTGCTTTAGGTCTTGAATATTTTACTTCTACTACACATTTATCTATTCTTTCTTGACGAGAAAGATTATCATAAACTTCAATACCTATCCAAGCTGCTACTGTAGAGGCAGCAACCCAAATTAAAGCAAACATTAATGTTTACCTTTTAATTTTTGTAATTCATCAAAATATAGAACATGGGAAGAAAGCTGTTGATCTTTGCGATCAAAAACTTTTTCTTTCATAAAAATGCTTCCTGAAACAAGTGCGGTAATTTCTAAAACAATAATTAATACAATTCCCCACTTACCAATTTCTAATAATTTGTTAGTTATTTCCATAAACTTCCATTGCCTGGAAGCTCCTTATTGCAAGGAGCTTTAGTTTAACAAAAAGCAAAGTCAGATTTTTCTACAATTGTAATATCTAGATTTCCATACTTTACTTGCTTATTTTGCGCTTTAAATTGAATTAATAAATTTTCTAAAGGATCTGTTTTGTATAAGTTAACAAACTCTATTCTAGTTAATTGAAACAGATAACGCATATTACTTATATGACAACCAAAAGAATCATGAATAACCGTTGTAGCAAAATTACTATTAGCAACAATGTTAGTTAGATGAGCTGCATCTAAAGAATGTACAATATTAGGAGCAGCACCTGATAATTGTGCGCCTTTATCTACTTTAACTTTTTCTTCTATTTGAACTCTTAATGATCTTCTAACACCACGAGGATTCTTTTTAGTTGGTTTACCCATATAAACATTTAATCTTGTTATTTTGTTAACTATATAATCTTGTATAACCGGAAAATTAGTAGTAGGGACTAGCCACGACAAATATTGCGGTTCAATATTAACATTAAGTTTTTTCTTAAATTTAATACTACTTTCTGTTGAATTTAAACAACCATTAATATCTTTTAAACTAATATCTTTTAAGTATTTTAAAGTCATCATATCTGCACATTCTTCTGGGCTATCATATAATGCTTTATGACCATCTGTTTTATCTTCAAAGTAAACTTTACTATTAGATTCTTCTGCAATAGTCTTAAAAAGTTTAAGCATAAAAGCAGGGCCTTTTAAATCTTCTAAACAAGTATCTAATACTAAATCTGCAAATTTATTAGTCCAAGGTCTATACTTAAGTCTTAAATTTTCATCACCTAAGCCTTTAGTGTCATCAAAGATTTGTTCTCGACAACCAGCTCTTGTTACACCGTAACCTAAAGTCATTACAGGGCGTTTTACAATTTTACGTCTTTTACTTTTAAATTGTAACCAGAAGTTAGGCCAAAGATCAACCATTTCTTCTCTGTGCTCATCTGTATACTTAAAATATTCTTCATACGCTTTATCTACGGCTTCTTTTCTTTTTGCATTATCTTCAATATTAGTAGCTTTTTCTCTTTTAGATAATAATTTTTGTATATCTTTCATATACTTTTTCATTTTAATATTATTATTAGGATCAGCTAATTTTTCTAATTTATTCCATACACTATCAGCGATTGCTAAATAAATATCGCCGGGTTTATTATTAGTTTGATCTGCAGTACTTAAATTTACAAGAGGTGCTGATTTTTCATCTTTAACCATAGCGGTTAAATGTTGAATACCATTATTAGAACCGTCAATAAAAATAGGTAAATTACTCCAAAAATCATTTGGATTATTACCTTTTTCTATCCACTTATTAAGTCTTTCCCATTCAAAACAACAAGCTAAAAAGGACCAAGGTTTATCAGCATTGCACCAGCCTCGATACTCTGTTGGACTACTTGCCCATATAAGCATTTCACTCATATGTGAATTTACCCAATCTACTCTTTTATCTAAAGAAACTTTATCATAACCAAAAGAATTAGCTGTATGTACTGCTAACCAATACAAACCTTCTTCTTCAACTCTTTCAGAAAAATTATATAATAAAAGACCTTTAGCGTTATCAGAAGATTGTTCATGTAAATAAATAGTTGTTGGATATATACGACCTCTAAAATCACAATTATACATATGATAGAATATAGATCTATTAGCATCTTGTTTTTCAGCCATTTTCTTAATAATAGAAGCTTCAAGCTTCATTGACTTTCTTGCTTGAGGATTAAATTCTTTCATAAATTTAAAAGGACTTAATTCTACATTTTCTTCTACTATTAATTTTTCGTATACTTCTAAAACTTTAGAATTAATTATATAACCTTGTTGTTGTAATTTATTAAGCGCTTTAAAAACTTTAGGCATATTTTCAATGCTAACTTTGTCTGTAGTTTCTTCACTACTATCTCTAATTAGTTTAACATCGTTATTAATACCTTCTGTCCAATTAGGAACAGGCTCATTATAAGGTGTGTCTTCTGCTGTAGAATCAATATTAGTTTCTTCTACTAGAGTTTGAAAATTTTCGTCATCTTTAAGTAATATTTTTAATACACTATGTTTAGAATTCTTTTCTACTGAAGCTTTTAAATAAACTAAATCAGAAAGAATATAAGAATTTACAATAGTACAGCCACCTACAACTGCACTACGAGTGTCTAAAGGTAATCCTGCTTTTTTACGTAAACGTTTACCTATTGCACTAGCTGTATCTGTTAAATTACCTGATTGGCCAATGCAAGAAACCATTGGTGCAATAGATACTTCTAATATTTGGTTAAGAGTTAGCTTATCGGCTTTGTAAGCTTCACGTAACCATTTGCCCATAGGACTGCGACCATCTATTGATAGTACTGCTTGTTCTATAGCATTTAATAATTTTTGTCTTACCATAGAGGATAAATCCATCTTACAAAAAAAAAAAAAAAAAAGCCTGTACCCTACTTGCAGTAAGTACTAAAAAAAAAAACATGTGAGGGAAAAGGTCTTATAATCCAG